AAATGCATCGCTGATGTCTCTGATTTACGTGACCTTGAAACTATTAGGTCACGGGTCGAAGATGAAGGTGATTCGTTTTTAACAATCACCCTTCCTAATTTTTGCAATGACTTCGAAAGAAGTCTTGCTCTAGGAAGTATAGACTCTTCTGCTTTTCGGAGTTTCCGCAAAGCAGGATCAATCCCTGCGTTTTTGCAGGGTATGATCAGTCTTATTTTCGACCGAGAGACAGGGAGAATACGCAATGAAGATTCAATTACAAACGATCATTCTACTCTTGTTGATAGCGTCAGGCAGATATGCCTGGCCTTCAAGAAGATTGAAGCCGCCTGCACCCCCAAAAGGGTACGTGCGGCGATCGCGAACTTCACTGCGATTGAGCAGTCCTTCCATGAGTTTACACCTCCGACCGAGGATTCCAGAGAATTTTCTCTGGTTTCCTCTGTGCTTTGGGGCAATATCTTGGCTAATATACGCCTTGATATGTTGGTCCCTAGGCACGGTCCCGGAGCTACCGCTGAAAGAGTTTCTGGAAATCAGAAATTCCTTTGGCGTCGTTGGCACGATCGTCTTGAGCCTTACTTCCCTCTAGTCGACAACGGATATTCAATGTCCGCTGAAGATTCTGAGGAGCTCAAAATAGTAACGATCGTTCCTGAACAGGATGAGCAACCCGTCAGGGTTACGCCTGTTCCGAAAACCATGAAAGGTCCAAGAATAATCGCTATAGAGCCTGCGTGTATGCAATACACTCAACAGGCTATTCGTCAAGTCCTTTATGACTTGATTGAATCCTCTGAACTAACAAAAGGTCACGTAAATTTCCGTGATCAATCTGTTAACCAGACGCTGGCGATTAAATCGTCTAAGACAGGTCAATTAGCAACGATTGATCTTTCGGATGCATCAGATCGTGTTCCACGATCCCTTGCACTCGAGATGTTTCGTTCAAATCCAGATCTTCTGGACGCGATCGACGCATGTCGTTCGACGAAAGCTGAGCTTCCGGAAGGTGGCGTAATAAGCCCACTTCTGAAGTTCGCTTCTATGGGTAGTGCTCTGTGCTTTCCAGTTGAGTCGATGTATTTCTACACTATATGTGTAGCGGCTCTTCTTAAGGCACAAAACTTCCCTGTGACGTTTGCTAACTGTTTTCGTGTTAGCAGACATGTCCATGTCTATGGTGACGATATAATCGTCCCATCGACATATGCGATGACTGTTCTTGATTACTTGCAAAAATACAATTGCAAAGTAAATAGCTCCAAGACTTTCTATAGTGGAAACTTTAGAGAATCTTGTGGAGCAGACGCTTACCGAGGTGAATTGGTAACCCCAGTTTACATACGTAAGAAGCGTCCTAAGAACAGGCAACAAGTCTCGAACATAATCTCATGGTCAGCCACCGCGGCCCTTTTTTATAAAAAAGGCTACTGGAGGACTGCTGAGCTCATGTGGAAACACTGTGAGCAGATACTAGGGACCTTTCCCTATGTATCTGAGACCAGTTCTGGACTTGGCCGTATCTCTTTTATGGGATATCGTTCCGTTGAAAGATGGAACAGTAAACTCCATCGCTTTGAAGTAAAAGCGTGGTCCCCTAAACAAGTTTACCGTACTGATAAACTTGAAGGATACGGTGCTCTTCAGAAATCGCTCCTAAGCCTTGAGTCTAAGGATTCATCATCTTTTGACTCTCAGTTTCAGGACCGTTCTTCTGAGTGGTTCGCGGCTAGAGGTAGATTAAAACCTACCTCTTCTGACGAATCACATTTAGAGCGCTCTGCACTGTACGGAGCAGTTGCATTACAACTCCGTTGGCTACCTGCCACATAGGCAGGCTATCCATGGATATTTCCATGTGGGGGTCCCGTCCTTTCGGGTCCCGAAAGGGACCTGGCAAGTACGCAGTGCAGGCACCCCCT